TCACTGATTCACTCCGGATGATCTGAGTGTACGCGACGCATCCGAGCGCAGGAAGTCCTGGCCCTCGGCAGTCTTCAGGAACGCCTGGCCTTCGGGGGTGGCCAGGTATTCGCGGCCGCGGTCGGTCGCGAGGAACTTCCAGCGATCGACCTTCGCGCGTTGCGCCTCGGCAGCATCGAGGCGAGCCTTCGCCTCCTCGGCGCGGCGCGGGGCGTCGGGATCGGGCGGGCGCAGCCGCGGATCTGAGTGCGCCTTGTCCAGCCATTGCTCCACGTGGCCAGCGTGGTTCGTGAAGAACTTCTGGATAGCAACCCAACACCGGCGCTTCTGGTGCCACTCGCTCGCGGCGTAGGCCGTGACAGCCTGGTGCGCCTCCGCTTCCTCCATGCCTTCGGCCAAGCGTGCAACGATGTGGCACACGTGCGCTTTGCGCACGGCGGCAAATCCACCGATATCACGGAACCAGTGCGCGACGACGCGCAGAGCTGAAAGGGGATGCTCGCGCTTCCAGGAGGACGGCGCCGTGAAGTCGATGGTGCAACGCAGGCGGCCAGCAGGGTTCGGCTTGTCGAGGGTGATCGTGCCGGTCACCCGCCGGCCATAGTAAAACGTCACCTCGCCCTTCAGCCCGCGACCGCTGATGGCAAACACGTTGACGGCCATCGCAACGTATTCTTCCCCTGCGCTGTCGCGCAAGGTCGGAAGCGATTCCGCCACATTTGGATTAAAGAGCTGCGCGGTCACTCCGGGATCTCCGTGGCAAAGATCGCGCCGCAGTGCGGGCATTCGACCTCGTCGGGCAAGTGGACTACTTCGCCGCGTTCGTCATCGGGCGGTAGTTCGCCAACCACCTCTTCGCCCATGCGCTCCGCAAGTTCCCGCACTTCCTCCGCCGTGAGCTGCTGAGTCATCGTGCGTTCGAATACCTCGCGGCCGCACGCGTCGCAGTCCCATTGCCAAGCCGGATGCAATTCGACCGTGGCCTGTTCAGGCATTGCGGATTCCCCCAGTTTCACACGGTGACCGGCCCTGGCGATGCCGCGCGGGCCGGTTTTTTATAATAGCACCCGTAAACACAATTCCATTTGACTTTGTGTGTACCTGTGCTATTATTGGGGTGTCGTTTGGTTCTTTGAAAAGTGAAGACGCGAGCACGAAAGGGGGTGATGAAGTGAAAGCTTTCATCACGCTGGTGCCGACCCGTCGAAATGACGGGTCGGAGGTCCCCCGAGGCGAACAGGATGCAATCCTGCAAGCCTTACGGGAACGGTTCGGCGGCCTGACGATCGAAGGAATCGTCGAAGGGCACTGGATCGATCCGGCGGATGGTCGCCTGTACGTGGACCAGTCGCTCAAGATCGTAGTGGCCTTCGAAGCCGAGCGGTTGACTGAAGCCCGCCAAGCGGTGCGGGACATCGGAAAACAACTCGGGCAAATCGCGATGTACTTCGAAGTGCGGGACGGAATCGAATTCCTGACCACCAACGACTGAGGGACCGGGGGGGTCGCAAGACCCCCCCACTTCCCGCGTGCTCGGGATTCAGAAAGGCAAGGATGATCGATGAACAAGAAAGACCGTGAGCTGTCCAAGAAGGCAGCGGAGCTGGTGCGCCTCGCGGAAAAGGTGCGCGCCGGCGCGAAGAACTGGATTGAACTGCACAACGCCGTGTTCGGCCTGGGCAGTCCGTATGCAAAGCTGTTCGCGACGCCGGGCGAGCGCACCGCGTTCGGGCAGACGGAGGAACACGCCGCCATCCTGGCGATGATCGAAGAGCTGCGCGGCTCCAAGGGAGATCCTGCGCCCCTGGGTGACCGCCTGGCGTCCGCCAACGGCCACTTGAGCATTCGACTTCCGAAGGCTATACACGCGGCGCTGCTCGCAGAGGCAGACGCGGAAGGCGTGTCGCTGAACCAACTGTGCGCGGTGAAGCTGACCGTGCAATTGCGCTCAGTGGTATGACTGGACAGCCGGGGGCGGCCCACCTCCGTTCGGCTCGCGTCGATCGGAACCAAATGACACCGGGTCGCCCTCGGCCTTTTCATTTCGCAATGTTCAACACGAGTCACGACAGATCCACCTCCGGGCCGTCGTCTTTGTTCGTAAGCGGCAGATTCGCGGCTAGACGCTTCTGCATCTTGCTGAGCTTGCCGTTGCTGCCCGGCCGTTCGTCGGTCGGCGTCTGCGGCTGCTCGCCGTGGAAGTTGTTCTGGATGAACGTGGCGCCCTTCATCGCGTTGCCGCCGAGCAGGTAATCGAACACGAACCGGATCGCCTTGCCGTCACCTTCCTTCGCGGCCTTGACCTGGTTGGCCACGATCTGCTTGACGTCCTCTTCCTTGATCGAGTCCATCGCCGCCTGGCGCATGGTCTGCATCCACGGCGGAAGGCCCGCGAAGTCGCTCTGCGCTGGAGCGATGTCGGTCACGGACAACGGAGCACGATGCTTACCCATGGGCACTATCCAACCTTTCCGCGCTGCACATCGAGTGCGAGCGTATAGACGTGAGTGTTCTTGCCCTGGCCTCCGTTCTGCTTGCAGCGACCGAGGGACACGACCAGGCCGCGCTTCATGAGGTGCGCGAGGTAACTGCCTTCGGGATCATTCGAGACGAGACTCTTGCGCGATCCCTTCCAAGGCATGCCGATGGCGTCGGCCAACTCCCTGCGCGTCATCGGGCCCCGCTGCCACATTGCGTTCAGCATCATCACGGCACGGGGACGCAGATCCTCCGGCCAGCCATGCTTGCGCGCGAATTTCTTGAAAGCAGCCAGACGCACGTGAGCGAGAGACGGCAGCCCGGCACGCGCGAGCTGCTCGCGCGTCTTCTCACGCACGCGGGCGCGCCGGTGCTCGGATAAGGCGTTGCTCGGCAACCCTGCGCGCTTGCGCCAGTCCTCGGCGACCTTGCGGGATATGCCCCACTCCCTGGCAATCTCTGAATCGCTGTAGCCCTGCGCGTGAAGCTGACGCAATGACGCAAGCCGCGCTTCACGATCAAGCGGCGGGCGAGCGATGACCAGGCCGAGCTTCTCCGCACCCTGGTAGACGGATGAGACCGAGCGGCCGAGCTGCGCGCCGATCTGCTTCGCCGTGAGCTGCCGGTAATTCGCGCGGACGAAGTCGAGTTCCTCCGTGGTCCAGAATCGCCGGCAACCCTCCACCTGGATGTGCAGGACCTTGGCGCGCGAGCTGACCGCCTTCACGGTTCGGCCTATCGCCGCTGCCGTGTCGTGGGGCCCCAACACCGGATAGAGCCGGCGAAGGGTGCGAAGTTCGGAAGATGTCCAGGCGCGACCGGTCATTTTCTGGCCTTTTTTCCGCCTCTCGTGCGCGGCTTGTTCTCGAGAACGGCAGCCGGCTCGTCATCCAGGAACACGAGCTGCACCGGGCGGACGCGGCGGCGCTTGCCACGCTGGCCGGCGTAGAGATCGGCGCCGGTCTTGTCCGTGTAGATCACCGGGCCGTTGGTGATGTCGGTCACCGGCTCGTTGGGTTTGTCCGCATGAACGACGGCGTAGAGTTTCATCAGGCTTCAGGCTCCAGGCTGCAGGTCATCCGACGGTTCCACGTCGATGTTTGGATAGCCGAAGAAATCCAGCACATCTCTGAACTCGGTGCAGATTTTGTCGGACATCGCGTACATCAACTCCGCCTCGCAAGGCTCGGGCTCAAGCACACACGTGCGCTTCCCCGCACCGACAGCCCAACCAAGTTCGAGGTGTGCGCTGCGCCCGCATGGCAAAACCAGGACGCATCCATCGCAATCCCGCAAGGCATCCATGTCGTTCTTGAAACCCGCTTCGGCAATCGGGTGCGCCAACGCAGCGACATGTTGCGCGGGCGTCCAGTTGCGCCAGTCCGGGTCGATCGACGCCCAGGAAAACCCCTTATCACCCGGTCGCGGGTTGCGGTAATCGTAGACGGTGTGGCCCACGGACCGCAGCGCATGGACCATGCCCTGTTGCAGGTAATTTCGCCAACTGGATGCAACGTAGATCTTCATGGTTTCCCCAAGCCTCAAGACCACTGCTGCCACAGCAGTGGCACACGTCAACGTTCGAAGCCCGCGGCCTTCCATTGCGACGCGCTGTAATTGCCGTGATTCAGCCAGATCGCGAGGCCCTGCTGCAGCGTGGCCTGCGAGGTGTCCGCGTGGGTTCGGTGGCGTGCCGGGTCAAAGTCCTCCGGAGCGACATTCCAAAGGTAGTCCCAGGAGCCGAGCACGTGGTCCACGGTCCACACGCCGCGACCGCCGCGCAGCGTCGCGAGTACTGGCGGGATCTGCTTGGCCGGCGCGTCCATGCCGCGGTCCCACGTATTGATCTCCCCGCGCACCCATTGCACGTGCGCGGATATCGTCACGTCTGGCTTTTCCCCAATGAGCGCCCACGGTGAATTGCAGCCGTCGTACCACGCGTCGTCTACGTCGATCGAGCCGGTGGCGCGGATGTAGTACACATGTGCCCAGGACTGGTGGCTGGTGCAGCAGTTCTTGAAGGTGTTGCCGCGTGTGGCGAGCTTGCCCACGCGATGGCCGTAGACCGCGGCAACGCCGCGATCGCCATCCGGGCGCTGCGCCCGCAAGGTGGAGCTGACATTCTCCGCGTGGCAGTTTTCAATCGTTGCCGTGCCGAGGATGTCCAGCTTGATCGCCGCGCCTGAGCCTTGGTAATTCCCAACCCAAAGCCCGCGTAACTCCAGGTTCTGGCAGTTGAAGCCGAGCCCGTTGGGATCGAACGCGGCCGGCCAGGCGGTCACGTACGGAGCGAAGTCGAAGCCCGCGCCCGGATCGGCCTGCACGACGATGGTCCGCCCGGGGATATTGAATTCCCAGCCGGCTCCGCCGCCGCGGTTACCTATCGACAATCGACTATGCAGGCGCACGACCAGGTCCGCGTCGCGCGTGCTCATGGCCGCGACCAGGTCGGCCATGGTGTATACGTCGCGTTCGACCGGCGCCGGCGTCGCAGTCATGCGCGGGAGCTGCGCGGCGGCGAGCGTCGTCGCCGCGAGAATGATGAATGATGAATGATGAATGATGAACCTTGCCTTGCGTGGCATTGGGTTTCTCTCCATGGTGGGCGGTGCCCACCCTACACAACGACCGTATCGGACCAACGCTGGCCGACGAGCTGCTTGTTGCCATCGATCGAGCAACCTTCGATGCGACAGCCGATGGGGTCGCACGAATGGCGTTCCACCGAAACCAGGACCGCACCAGGCAGGGCCTTGTCGAAGCCGATGCCGCGGCAATTGCGCACCACCACGTTTTGCGCGCGCACGCGCACGGCCATCACCGTCTGCGGGCAAGCCTGGAATTCGCAGTCCACGAAAATGACGTTGTTGACCACGCCGCCGGCACCGCGGTACTGCTCGCCGAGATCGGCACACCACGGATTCGCGTTGCGAAATTTCACGCGGTGGAACATGACGTCGCGCGCGTTGTCGTGCACGCGGACGGCGACGGCCGCGGACACCGGGTCGATCTGGCAATCCTGGACCAGGATGCTGCGCCCACCCGCAATGCGAATCGGGTCGCGAAGCTGTGCATGGATCCGCGAGCCCAGAATGCTGAGGCCCTCGCATTCGGAGTAGATGCCGTAGCCGATCGTCTCGATCAGGCAATCGCGCAGGGTGAGGCCCGCCGTCTTCCAGGCCGCGGAGTTCATCACGCCGTGGGACGTGCTGGTGATGTCGGCGCTTTGCACCAGGCGGTTGCTCGCGCGCACGTCCAACGCGCAGGCGTCCTGGTCGGTGCCCGCATATACGATCCGCTGGCGTTCAGCCGGCGGCGGCTGAGGCACATCGGTCGGCCGCACGGGCTTGTTCCAATTGTCCGGCGAGCGGATCGCGAGGATGTCGGCGCCGTTGACCAGGCCGTCCTGGTTGACGTCCGCGCGAGCATCGGCCGCGTAGTTGTCGTTGCTCATGACATTGCTCCGGCCGGCGCATGCAAGGCACCGGCTTCGGCCAGGGCGACGAATTGCTGCAATGCCGCGATGCAGCGTTTGGCCTGCGGGACGTTGATCTTCAGCGGCACGTACTTGTTGCGGTTGCCGCGCTGGTTGCTCCAGATGCGCACGTAGGCGCGCTGGGTGCACGGCGACTCATGCACCGTGATCTCGGTATCGAAGTCGCCGAGGAACTCGTCAAACATCCGCATCCCGCGATCGGCGAAGCGGTGCAACGACTTCTTGCGGCGGTCGCGCTGGGCGCGGTGCTGGCTCTTGAGCACGGGTCGGGTCATGTGGTCTCCTTGCTATCGGGGCCTGAGGCTTGAGGCTTGGGGCTTGTGGAACGATCATTCAAGCGATCGAGGAGGGCACTCGCCTCCGCGATGGTGAGCTTGCTGATGGAGTGTTGCGACGTGAAGCCGCGGAGATCCTCGACAGTGAAGCCGCGTGCCTTGCCGGCGGCGATGATGGCGCGCACCTGCGCCGGGTTGATCCCACGATTCTGTCGCTGGCGATGCGTGGCGCGGCTGCGCGTGGTGCGCAGGCGACGCTCGACGGCGGCGGATTCGGCGGCATCTTCCGCGACCAGGTCGCGAGCGAGGCCGACGCGCCGGACGTTGGCGAAGAGGAACTCCACGCGCGTTCCGTCTTCCAGAGTGAACACACCGGCGCCATTGCCACAATCACGCACGAGGGTGAGCTTGATGCGCCAATGGCCATCCTCGCCGGGCATGACGTAGCAATCGCCGGCGCGATGGGGATTGGGAGTTCCAACAGGAGATAACGGAGGTAACGGAGAAAGAGGGCGCAGAGAATTCCCTTGCTCTGTGCCCTCGGGGTTTGGCCCTGATTTCCGCATCCGTGCGGTCATTGCATCCCTACGCCAGCTTGCGAATCTGCAGACCTTCCTGAGTCGAAAGGTGCTTGCTCATGTCGCTCGACTCTTCCGAGCCGATCAGGTTCTCTTCCATTTCCGCGAGGTGCTGCGCGGTGAGTTCGTGCATGCCCTTGCGCGCTGCCACCTTCGCCGCCAGGAACAGCAGGCTCTTGGCGCGACCGATGCCGCCCATGCCCAGGCTGGAGGCGCGATCCTGCAGCCAATCCTCCGCATCGCGCGTCACGTGCAATTTGAAGTTGCCCATGGCGATGATCTTGCGGATGTCGTCGATCGTGTAGAGCGGGCGCGGCTTGCCGTTCTTGGTGCGCGTGTGCTCCGTCAGGTCGCACCGAATCACGATGCGGCCGGCGAGCTGGTCGGTCACCTCGCGAAATGACCCCATCTCGCGAAAGCCGAGCTTCTGATAGATCGTCGGCTTGCCGGCCAGCAGGACCGGGCAGCCGGTTTCGTCGTGCACGTCGCGGATGAACTCCAGCGCCTTGTAGTCGCAACGGTCCGCCTCATCGAACATCAGCAGCTTGCGCGTGCCCTTCAGGTGCTTGATCAGGTTGCGATACACGACATCGAACGCGGACATGGCGGCAAGCCCGAGCTGGGCGCACATCATGCGGCAAACACGAATGGCGCTGGCGTGGGCGGCGTTGACGCGGAACAACAGCGGATGGCCGTAACGCTCCTCCCTGGCGATCGCCTCCAGTGTAAACGTCTTGCCGATGCGCGCGGGGCCCCACACGGCGCCCATGCCGCACGTCTCGATCACATACTCCGCGGCGGTGATGATCTTCCGGGCGATGGTCGTTTCGACGTAGTCGCGATTGGCGAGCAGGTTGTCCCGCCGGCTGTCGATCTCGACCCAGTTGTTGAGCTGGCGCAGGTGTGCGTCGAGCGTCTCGGGCGCGACCTTGTACACGCCGCGGAGGATCTCGCTGAGCGTGGGGCTCTCGATGCCGATCTGGCGGCAGACGTCGGCGCGCTTGATGCCCTTGACCTTCACGTACTCCGTGAAGCGGGCGATGATCTCGGTGCGCTTTTCGGGACTGAGAACTTCACCGGGTTGCGACATCCGTGTCGACTTTGCCATCTGGCCCTCCTGGCCGAGCAGATCAAATGTGTCAGGCTGTTGCGGCTTCTGCGGCATCCAAGCGCCGCCGCCGTCAGGCCCGCCGTCTTTCGGGTTCATGGTCCGCCCAACCGAGTGCGTCAAAAGACTCCACTTCATCATCAGCGACCGGCACGTCCGCCGCCGCCACGGGGTAATCCGGCATGTGCAGCGCCGACGCGATGTCGTCATCGCTGAACAATCGTTCGCCTCGCGCCGCGGTGGGAACGGCAACGTCCTGCAGGGGGAACTGCAGCGCCGCGGCAATGTCCTCCGCACTGAACAACGAAGGCCTTTCGGGCTCCTCACGAACGGGCTTCGAAGGGGCCTCGGAATGCAGTCGAGCAACGTCCGCGGCCAGGTCCGGGCGCGTCGCCTGGACGATCTTCGGCGCGGGCGGCGGCGGCAGATCCACGATCTCGGCCTTGCGGCGGTTCTGCATCGCTTTCACTGCGGCTTGCACATCGCCGTACTTTCCGGCGTACGGGCTCTCGACCGCGGCTTCCCTGGCGATTGCACGCGCGTGCTTACGCCGGCTCATCGCCGTGCGAATGTCCGCGGGATCCACGCCGCGCAGGCGATCCTCCGTCGCGCGGCAGATCGGCCGGCCGTCCAGTTCGCACACGTCGACATAATCGGCACGCTCGGGAGGAACGCGCAGCAGAACCTTCTCGCCCAGGCGGCGGAGCAACGCGTCCTGTCCCTGGCCATAGTGGATACCGTTGTGACGCACGCCGTCGCGCGTCACGCTCACCGGCTTGGTGACCTTGGCGCACAGGAAGTCGAGCATCGCCTCATCCGGCTTCTGCCGGACCGAGGCGCCACGGAACTGCTCCAGCGCCTGCGCCGGCGCGAGGTTGCACATGCCGTCGCCGGACTGCGGGCGGGCGTGATGCGCTTCGAGCCACTCGGCGAAGCGCGTGCGGACTTCGTCGATCGTGGGCAGCGCCGTCAGGGCCAGGCCCACGACGCCCTCGGGGCGATCCTCAGGCTTGCCGCCGCAGTAGGTGTCCCACAGCTTGTCGTGGTGCTCGTGCACCGTGCGGAAGTGCGACTCGATCATCTTCGCCCAGGGCTCATAGGGAATTGCCCAACGGCACTCGACGCCGAGTTCCTTGTACAGGTTGGTGAGGTGCCCTTCATCGAAGGACGCCCACTTCCGGGAGCGGCCGGCGACGGCCTTGTAGTCCGCGCCGTTGTCACACAGAACTTCGCGGGGAGGTCCGAAGGCCTGTACCCCGCGCTTGAATGCACAAACGATCGTGTCGGAGTTGGCACGGTCGGAAATGTGCCAGCCGACAAAGTAGCGCGAGCGGATGTCCAGCCAGGCCGTGAGAATCGGGCGGATGCGTTTCCAGCCGCCCTTGCCGTCCGGGCAGCGGCAGTAGAAGTCGAGCGTCGATTCGTCCGCGCACCAGGTGTCATGCGTGGCCAGGTGATCGAAGCTGCGCCGCACGCGCGGCACGCAGGTGGACTCGAACGCTTTACGGCCTTCGCGGAACAGCACCTGCGTTGCCTTCGGGATCTCGTCGCGCACTGCCCGGCAGATCGTGTTGTACGCCGGCCAGGACCACTGCTGCTCTGCGGCCTTCTGCGCCGTGAGTTCGTAGCAGGTCTGGATACCCGGCTTGCGCGGGTCGAGGTACAGATGCTTGAAGTAGTCCCAGGCCTCGGCAGAACGGCCTGAGGCTTGGGGCTTGAGGCTTGTGGTACGGCCGCGGACATCGACCAGGCTGCGCAGGCGGAACTCCGGCGCCGTCCTGGCCCGCTTCTCCCAGCGGTAGAACGTCTGCACGGGGACGCCGTTGGGGAAACCCAAGTCGGAAGCCGGGAGGAACACGCTGCAGAACCACTTGGCCGCGTCGACGCGGCCGCAACGGGCCGTCTCCACCCGCTTGGGGATCTCGATGCCGGCGGCGTCGAGCACCTTCAACTTCGCGCGGGCCTGGTCGATCTGCTTGGCCGTCAGGCCGGCCAGCGATTCGGCTTCGTACGATCGATCGCGGTGAGCCTGCCTCACGCGGGCGGCGATGTCGGGGTGGTTGCGACGAAAGAAGAATTCGCCATTGTTCTTGCGAACCGCCTTCAGGCCATCGAGCTTTTCGGCGATGCGACGTACCTGGCGATCACCCACGCCGAGCATGGCGGCGTGTACCCATTCGCCGGCTTCATCGCCGGGAAGGGTCAGGACTTGCGGCTGCAGGTTGGATGCGAGAGCGTTCATAGTTCAGGCTTCAGGCAACGTCCCTTCGGGTGGCGAGCTCGCGGGCTTCGCTGATTGCTCGATCGAACCACGCGCGACGATCGGCCGGCGCGTCGGCGCCAAGCTCGAGTACGTGACCAGGCTGCCAGATGCCGTCCTGGTAGTTCCACTCCCCCATCGCACGGAAGCCGCAGTGCATGCAGCGCAGGTAAGCGACCGCCTTGCACGTGCCGGGAACCTGGTGCATCACGATGTCACTGCGCGCGATGATGCCGGTGCACACGCGACATTCGTCGTCGCCGCACACGAGCCGGCGGAGCTGATGCTCGGTGGTGACGCGGCGGATCATCGGCGGCGCCAGCACGTAGCAACCGGCGGCGCTGCCATGAGCGCGCGCGCCCGTGTCGTCGCGTGCGACAACCAGCCGGCCCGAAGGCGGATAGATGCGGGTGATGCGACCACGCACCGTCTTGATCTGGCCGGTGCGCGAATCGATGCCGCCGTGGGCGATCCACACGCTGAGCCCGACCGCAAGCGGCTGGCCGTCGGCAGAACGGGCTTGAGGGATCATGTCTGCAGGACATGGTCGGCTGCAGGCTGCAGGGGACGTCATTGGGAAATCTCCTGTTTGGCCTCGGACGGGCACAGCGGACAATTGCGCCGGCCGCAGTGGTAGGCGTCGTCTTCCGCCGCGGTAACGCGATCGTCGGCGCAGGCCGTCCAGGCCGCGGTGCGGAGCAGATGCCAGACCAGCAACACGAAGATCAAACCCAACAACATCAGGCCGATCACAGTCAGGCGACTCATGCGGCGCCTCCCTTCGAAGTGGTGCGGCTGTTGAACGCGGATATCACCGCGCGGTGAATGGCGGCGTTCTGCACGCGAGCGTTCTGATAGGCGCGGTCGTAGGCAACGACGTCGTCAGTGTCCGCCTCGTCGATGCGCCCATCCTTCACGATGGAAACGAAGCGCTTCTGCTGCTCGTGAAATTCGCCGGCGACGTTCAGCGCGGCGACGTACGAAGCGGCATTGCTGCGCAGGTCGGGAACTTTGTCGCCGAGGATGATCTCGCAGTTGCTCTCCCCGAGGATCAGCGCCAGGATTCGGGGATCCGGGCAGTGGTGAAAAACCGTGCGCCAGAAGCGCACCGGGATCGTCAGCCGGCCGGACATGTAGTCGTAGATGGTGGCGGGCGCGAGCTGCATCCAGTAGGCGATGCGCTTCACCGTGAGGCCGCAACCATCGCGGCATGCGGCGCCATCTTCGATGAGCTGGCGGAGGAGTTCGGCGTCGGCGTGCATTTCCCCGTTCACTGTCTCGGCCTCCATGCCGAAAAAACCAATCCAACTTCGGTTGTCCGCGGCCGCGCCGCGCTACACACTAGAACAGGAGCAATTGCTCCGAAGGGGGTTTGTCCACGGATGACACAGAGGGGCACAGAGGAGAATCAGGCATCTGTGCGTTCTGCGCATTCTGTGGACCATCGGTTCCGCCCCAGGAGACGAGCTGCCTGGCGATGACGGGGGCGTTGGATTCCCAGCACTCCGCGCAGACGAGCTTGGCGTTGTTGTGGTCGTAGACGGCCTTGCGCGCCCGGGGGTTCTTGGGCGTCGCGTAACACACGGCAGCGCCGCAGCGCGAGCAGTGCAGGAGACAACCGTCACCGTATTCAAGGGGGCAACACGCGCACACAGGAAGAACTCCGAATGATGGACGATGAGCGATGAGCGATGAATCAGGTCAGACCAGCCGGAGCTGCGGGGGCGCGGGCCTGTAGTACGGCTCCACGTCGGGGAGCAACTTGCCGGCGATGGCTTCGGTGTCCGCGAAGAACGCGCAGTCGCCGCAGAGCCAGTCGCCCGTGGTGCGGTGCGGCACGGCGACGTCCGATGCGAGTGACGTGCCGGCGCATTCGGGATCGGGCTGCAGGCAGATGGGGGTAGAGCACTGCGTGCAACGCAGGGGGATGCCGAGATCGGCGCAGGTCGAGCACATGGGGCGTACTCCGATTGAAGATCACAGATCGAAGATCGCAGATCAAAAGCGCGGCGCGCGGGCAACGAGATCGTCAGTCGTTGTTTCGCGCTTGTGGGCGGTTCGTACCCTTCCTCGCAACGGATGTTGTAGAACAAAGGTGCAAATCCCGCGCGCCGCGGTGAGTCGAGGTCTTGGGAAAAGCCAGGGCGGCGGCGCGGGGGGATCGGGGCCTGGGGGAAGAGGAGATCGCACGCCACGCGCGCCGCCTGGTCGGCCGCTGGAGGGGAGTAGCGGCCAGAGATCGTAAGCGGGCTCCCGCAGGCGGGACGGTGCGCCGACAGTGAATCAACCTCACGCGGTCCGGCATTTAGGTTGACTCGTTGCATCGAAGCACATCCGCCCGCCATGCGGGCGCCCGGGAAAAATCCCGACCCGTCGGGGCCGGGGTGGTAACACGTTTAACGATGCCGACGCGGGCGATGGTTGCGCCCGTGCGCGGTGACAGACTCGACCACGTCAGAAGGAACGGTGATGCCCAGCGACTTGGCGAAGGCGATCAACGCGAGGTGCACGCGCACCGAGCCGTTGGTGCGGCCGGGGTACGCGGGGAAGATTCTCTTAAGGATGACATCGATCTCGGGCCGGATGCGGACCTGCACCGGGCCGTGATCGTCGGAGTGCTGACGAGGAAGATCGACACCGAAAAAGCCGATGCCCATCGGACGTGCCTCCCTGCACAAGGATGTAGAGCTTAATGATGTCATGCGGCGGCACCCGCCTTCCGACGGGGCTTCGATGAACGGTCGGATGCCGTGCGAACGTCCTTCGTGCGTTGCAGTTCGTCGATGGCCCAGCGAATGCGATCAATCGTCCGCTTGAAGTAACGTGGAGCGAGTTCTCGAAGTGCCTGCTGCTCTTCGTCGGTAACTCGAATCAGGGCCATTGAAGACGCTCCAAATCGTACGATTCGCACGATGCGTACGAACACGTGCAAGTATGATCGATGTTGACACGGAGTCAAGTACGATTTGTACGAATAATGTTTTTCAAGCGTCTTTGACGGAAAGTGTGCTTCCGGGCAACTTCGGCCCAGCCAATTACTCAAATGCCAACAGGCACGGAGGGCTGGGCATGGGCGCAAGCAAAAAAAAGGCTCTCAAGGGCGAAGTCCACCAGGCGGTCATGGACTGGGTGGAAGACTTTGAAGTCCAAACCAGCACTACAAAAACGCGCGTGCTGCTCGCCGGCCTGCTGGCATTGGCTTCACGAGTGGAGAGCGAGCGGCGGTTGCTGCTCAGCGTCGCTGCCATGGTCGACAAGGGCATTGAAAACTGGGCCGGCGGCGTAAACGGTTTGGGAGTTAAGGATGGACTTGTAGTTGAATCCCACAGCCTTGCGCGCGCCGCGCTGATCCCGCAGCCGCTCCAAGAACCACGAAAGGTTAAGCACCCGGGCGAGAGTGGGGCAGCGACTCACCCTCGGGGATTCGAGATCCCGGACGAGAAAACGCAGGTAAAAAACGCAAGTGCGGCTCTGCGGGAGGCTCAGCGACTAGTTGCAGGACAGGCACGTAAGCGATCAAAAAAGGCGTAGGCGTGCGATGCAGCAAGTCAATGCACAATTCCAGGGCAACTTCGCGTTCGGCGCGCAGGGGTAGCGGGTACTGAATCGACATGGGAAACCCCCTTACCGCACCGCCGTACATCGCGGTGCGGGACTGCTGAGAAGTGGTCAGACCGGCGTCATCCGTGACTAACGCCTATTCCGTGGCCACGGCCTGACCAGCTTGCGGGCTGGCATCCCGGCGAACAGCCGGAATCGAGAGCAGACCGGCACATCGTACGGATTCTGTTAGGGCATTTCAATCAGGGTAAATACCGATATTCAGCAAAAAACCTGACGGTACGCTGTGAACACGTGCAGACTTTGTGGGTCGCACGGGGACATGCCCAATTCACCGGCGGGAATCGACAATATGGACGAGTTGCAGGAAGAAATCCAACCGCAGCGCAGAGGCTTTTCCATGGCGAACCTTGGATTCGCGATCGGCGTCGCACTCTTCATCGGGGGTGGGGTTGGAGCTGGGGTTGGCTTGAGAATTCAACAAGAGGCCACGCGCCAGATCGGCTACGACGCAGGGCACCGGGACGGCAACACGGCGGGCATCCAGATCGGCTACCTGGCGGGAAAGGCGGATGGCCGCAAGGAGGGGCGGGAGCAGTTCGCAAATGAACGCAACGACCAACTGATCAGCCTGACCCAGGCTGACGAGGCGAACTGGGAAAAAGAGAAGAAGGAACTCACGCGTGCGCACGGGCGCAGCCTGAGCGCGATGAGCGACAAGCACGAACAAAAAATGAAGGAGCTGAAGGCGGAACAGAAGAAGGCGATCGATGCACTGAACGGCCAAATTGAAGCCGAAAAGAAGAGTGCGGACGGCGCCCACCAGCGCTGGGTCGACACGGCGAATGACCTGGTCACATGCGAGGGAGAATTGAAAACCGCGAGGGAGAGCCTGAAGTATCAGCAGGAGCGCAATCGAGAGCTGAGCCTGGACGATACGGCGAAGATCGAGGCCGCCGAGAAGGCCGCGTACACGCGCGGGTTCGAAGAGGGAAAAGACACTGGTTACAAGGAGGGTTACACCAAAGGGAACGGCGACTGCGAAGCGCGGCACAAGGGCAAGAAACCAAAACCCTGGTGAATATTTTTGTCATAACGGTCTTGACACACCTCTTTGTGACAACTTTATTAGAGGCGTCGAACCATTCGACGGGCGTGTGGTAACGCCCTGAAGCCCGGGAAAAATCTCTGATCGCGGCATGAAGCCGAGCGGGTTCCTGCACTGCGGGTACGGCTCGGCGTGTTTGTTTTTACCGGCAAGGATGCCGGTGCCAAGGGATCAGGGATGATCGGCGTAGGAAGCCACGAATCCACGAAGCGACGGAGCCACGGAGGGCGCACTGCTCGCCCCCGACGCGCGAACGCTCGCGCGTCGAGGACAGGCTCCGCAGTGGCACCCCTGCTCACTTCCCAGGCCTCACCCCCCAAGCCATCCTCCGGACTCACAGCCACGAAGCTACGCAGGTCTACGCAAGAGAGCCGCGGCACCACACTCAGGCCGCGGGCGGCGACGCGCCCTAACGGGCGGCCCGCCACTTCGCACCTTCCGGAACTGTTGAGCTTCGTGGCTCTGGGCCTGGACCGACACTCGACGCTTGGGGCGGCTGCTGCGGGCGGGGATCGGGGCACACCCGCCCGCAGCGCCATTCAGGCGGCAGGCTCCAGGCTGCAGGCTTTCGGGAAAACCAATACTCCGGCCGTTGGGAATACCATCACGGCCCGCCCATATGAACACTTTGACGCGATGACGACGACGGGCCGGATGGCGGACTCACCCTCCGCCATCCGGCGACGTGGTGCCACGTCGTGGCACAAGCGTTTCGCGGCTGGAAACAAGACGGATTTGCGCAAGACTGCGAATTGGGAAATAACTCATGTTGGGAAAAACCAAGGAGTCCAAACGATGACCCTGAAATTCGATGCGAGCACAATCCTGACGCTGCTCGCGACGCTCGCGACCAGCGGGCTGTTGGGCAGTTGCACCACGGGATGTGCGCCGCAGACCACCGAACTGGAACGGGCCTGGACCACCATCAACCAGGAAGTGATCGGCCCGGCGGTGACCAAGGCGATGGAGGAAACCAGCACGCGGACCAGCACGCTGCAGGCCTCCGCCCAGGCCAACAACCCCGGCTACGAAGTCGAGGTGCTGGCCCTGTTCGGCACGGGCATCCATGCGAAAACCGTGGTCCGCCTGGTCGGCGTGAGCGGACAGATTTCCGGGCACGCTCAGGCCGATGCGGGCCAGCCAGGCGTGGTTCCGCCGCCGGTCATTCGCGGGGCGAGCGACGCAGGGAAAACCAATATTCCGGCGATGCAGCCGGCGAAGCTGGAAGATCCAACAGGAGTCAGTTAACGGCCCGGGCCGACCATGTCCTGTGGACATGATCCCTGGGGCTTGAGTCTTGAGGACGGAAATGGTGGGCGGTGCCCACCCTGAGAAAAGGGAAAACCACCATGAAAATCACGATTAGCGAACTGCTCGGGGCGATCGAGGAGGCGAAGAAGGAGGCGATCCGCAGGCAGCAATCGCCCGACACGACCCCCGTGCAGCGGCAAGGATATGCCCTCGCCGAGAACCGGCTCGACGAAGCCAAGGACGCGGTGTCCGCCGCGATCGATGCGGAGCCGCGCTTCGCCGGCGTGGAGATCGAGACGCCGCCGCTGAAAGGCTAACACTGCTGACACAGCAGTGGCACACAGGATTTGAGATTTGAAATCTCAGCAGCACATGCGCGAGGTGACGAGGGCGCCGCGAGGTTGGACAGGGAGGTCCGGCCTCGCGGCACTTGCCGCTGTTGGGCTTGGGACTTGGGGCTTGAGACTTGGGGCCATACTCAGCCTGGCAACGGCGGGCTGCCGCGATCTGCACGTGCACGTGCACCTGGCGGCGAAGGCACAGGCCGCAGACTGCAGGCCGCAGACTGCAGGAATGAACCACGGGCAGGATGCCCGTGCCACGCCGCCGCCGAGTCCCGCACCTGCGCCGCAAGACGACATACAGACCCCGGACGAAATCATAGAGGAGCTTCTCAATGGCACTCCCTAACTGGGCAACGCGATTGGTAAAACCCCTGCAGAGCCGCAAGGTCCGCGTGGCCCTGGCCACGGTGGTCGCTGCTTATGCCGCGGAATACGGGCTCAACCTTAGCGAGCCGATGGTGCTCACGATCCTCGGTGTGGGCGCGGCCCTGATCCTGGGCATCGCGCACGAGGACAACGGGGCCAAGAGCCTGCCGAAGGTCAACGCAATCCCGGGAGAACTCGTCGAGCTGCAAAGCGTCAGCGTCGAAGAAGCGGTGCGGGCGGCACTGACGGCGCATGGAATACCCGCACGCGAGCCGCAAATTGTCATTACTGCTGCGGGCCAGCGGGAACTGGATGCGGACGCGTGATGTCGCAAGAGCGCCCGTCGATCCTGCTCTGGCTGCTGCTGGGATTCTTCCCGGGACTGCGGCGACGCCGGTGGCAGATCGCGGTGCTGATCGTGCTCCTCGCCGGAGCTGCTTGGGGTGTGGCGAGACTGATGAGACTTGGAACTTGAGAACACTGCTCACAGAGCAGTGGCACACGGAGACGATGAACGTGAGAAGCGAACGATTCAACCGCAGCGAACGACTGGGCATCGCACTGATCATTGTGTCATGCATCGCACTCGGCATTCAGCTTGCCAACGTGGCCAGTGCTCGCGCCGATGGCGGGCACTCCACCAAGGTCTATCTGGATGACGGCGGGGACCGCATTGTCATCGACGATGGCGGCGTGCTGCACATCAACTCGGATGGCGTCATCAGCACCGATGCGCAGGCGCTGGTGTGCGACGCGGGCGCGGGCGACCTGGCCACGGCCGCGGTATCGGCCGGCGTCACGGTGGCTGAATACGGCGACGGCGTGACGCACAAGACGGTGTTCACGCTGACCGCGGCCGCGATGACCATCACCGATGCGAACTCCAACGGCGCGCACGGCGTCATCAAACTCTACGAAGGGCCGGCCGGATACGTGGAATTCGAAGGGGCGACGATGAACCTCGCGATCCATTGCGGATCCACGGGCTTCAGCGAATCGGCCACGTACGACTGGGGCGTCGGATCCACAACGGTGGGCACCGACAACAACGCACTGGCGACCACCGAGCAGAACATCCTGACCAAAGCGGAAGGCGACCTGTCGAGCGGATCAAAGACGATCACGCAGGTGGCGACCACGGACGTGGCGCTCGACGGCACAAGCACCGCGGTGGATCTGTTCCTCAACTCGGCGTGGGAAGGCAACGACGTGACGGCGTCGGACTCGTGCACGATCACGGGGACGATCACGGTGATCTGGAGAAACCTCGGAGATTACTAGGCTTGAGGCTTGGGGCTTGAGGCTCGCGGCACAGAGAACGATGGAACGAAACCAGGACAACCTGACTCCGACCACGGCTCAACGCGAGCGGCGACTGCAATTGGCGCAGGCGTTGCTCGATCAGCGTTGGGCCCGGCTGCGCGATGTCGCCGCGAAGCTCAGCGCCGAAACGTGTTGCGAGCTGTGCGCTGCCGCCGAGATGGGGCCGGTGAAGTTTGCGGAATTCCTGGCAGGCCACGCCCGCAAGCAACGCGGCCGAATGACGCGACTGGTGCAGGCGTTGTTCATGGCGGCGCTGACGGAAGCGCACGTGCGGGCGGAGACGCGAGCACTCGAACAGCCCATCGGGGCGGGAGCGGAGTGATGCCTAAGCGACCTTCAGAATGGCCACGAAGTGCGAATGCGGAACGCGACGCGGCGGGTCCGCTGTTCGATTCTCCAAACGCACGACCCACCGATCCTGGCACGAGCATCAAGGCCGGCGAAGCGCACGAAGCGAGCGGCGAAGCCGGCAAGCAGCGCACGCGGATCCTGAACTGGATGAAGGCGCACTGCTCACAGAGCAGTGGCACACCGCAGACGAGTTCAGAGATCGCCCACCACAGCGGCTTCGACCGCTACGTCGTGGCGCGACGCCTGCCGGAAATGGAACGGCTCGGCCTGGTCAAACGCGGCCCCGAAAGGCGCTGCACGTACAGCGGCCATGACGCGATCGCCTGGACGGCGACGGAGGGGACGGCGTGATGGTGACGACGCCTCAGGGCAACGATGGCCGGGGACGGCTGGCGGAACAACTCGCCGGCATCCGCGCGGACGTGAACAATGTGGTCGGGCGGATGGACAGCATGTCCGACCGGCTCGACCACCTCACCGCGGCCAACGCCAACCTGGCCGTGAAGTGCGAGGGGCTCACCGCGGAGACGCGGGCACTGGTGTCCACGGCGCGCGAGGACATCCGCACGCTGTTCGCGCTGGACACGCGTAAGAGCGAACGCATCGGAGCCATCGAGAAGGACTATCTGCCCAAAAATGAGTTCGAGCGGCATGTCAAGAACAGTGACGCGGAACATGCGCGGCACCGTGAGGCCGTCAACAAGCTCAACGTGAGCGTGGCCAAGGTGGTCGCGACCACCGCGATCATCGTGTCGCTGCTGCAATCGTTTCTGCAGATCGTGGTGCCCAAGGGATTGGAGTTGTTCAAGTGAGCCTGACGGAAGCACAACAGCGGCGGCTGATGGATCTGGAGCGCGAGAAGGAACTGCTGCTCGCGGAACATGACCGGCACACGTCGCGGATGATGACGGAACTGCACGACACCGACGGTGAGGCGAACCTGCTGGCGGTGACCGAGCTGGCGCTGGACAGCCTGCGCAACGGCGTGGAGCGCATCGGCAAGAACCGCGAGGCGCTGCGCAGGGTCAACAACATGATCCGCGAGCTGAGCAAGGCCGCGGGATAAGGGCAACCAACAGGAGGACGCGGAGGGCGCAGAGCCTGAAGCCTGATTCCGATGGCCAAGACTGGCAGAGGCAACAAGGCGATCGACGAAATCCCGGCCGCGTTGCGCGCCGAGATCGACGCCCTGCTGGACATGGGGAAAAGCCCAACGGAAATCTATACCGAGTTCCCCGCGGTGCAGGCCGCGATGGCGCTGCGCACGCTGCAGGAATATGCCACGGTCCGGCGCCGCGAGCGGCAACTGGAAATCGCCCTGGATGCGAAGGAATTCCTCGACGGGCTGATCGATGCGTATGGCATTGACCGCAGCAAGCTGGACGCGGTGCAGATGACCGCGATGGGCACGGTGATCAAGGGGATGCTCGTCGCGGACAAAACCAGCGGACAACTGCGGGCCATCGAGACGCTGATGGAGATGCGCGAGGATCAGCGCAAGGGCGAGCTGCACGTGTTCAAGCTGCGCCTGGCGGAGGCGAAGGCAAAGATCGAAGCCGCGGCCAAGCCGGACGCGGCCGCGGGCGGTGCAAAGACGGTGAGCCTGGCCGAAGTGGCCCGGCTCCTGGAAGAGGTTGATCGAGCGGCATGACGGAACGTATTCGAGCCAAGAAGGTGCGGTGGCTGCCTTACCACCATCGGATGCAGGACGACATGTCCCGCTTCATGATCGTGGAGAAGAGCCGGCGCGTCGGCTTCGATTACTGCGAGTCATACAAGCAGACCATGGCCCGGATCAAAGAAACCATCACGCGCGACCTGTGGTACACCTCCGCGGACGAGAGCGCGGCTTTCGAGTTTGCGGAGTACTGCCGCTACTGGTTCGAGCGGGCCAAGGGCGTGGCGGATTACTTCGAAGACACGATGGGTGAAGCGGAGGATCACAAGGGCAAGATCAAGGCCTTCTGCATTCGCTTCCCCAGCGGCGCGCGAATCAACTGCCTGACGAGTTCGCCGCGCAGGATGCGCTCCAAGGGCGGCGATGTGACCATCAGCGAGTTCGCCTTCCACGATGATCCCATCGCGCTGTACGCGGCCGCCAAGCCCGTGATGACTTGGGGCGGACGGATGACGATCGGTAGTTCGCACAACGGTGAGGGATCGAAGTTCAATCAGTTCTGCCTGGACGCGAAAGCCTATGCCGCCGGCCTGAAGGTGCGTGCGGGTAACAAGATCGCGCCGTGGTCGCATCATTACGTGGACATTTTCAAGGCCTGCGAGGACGGCCTGGTCGGGCTGATCAACGAAACCCAGGGCACGAAGTTCACTGTCGAGGGGTTTCTCGAAGAGGAGCACGCGGGTTGCGGCGGCGAGGAAGTCTGGCAGCAGGAGTACTGCTGCAAGCCGAGCGCGGAATCGTCGGCCTGGCTGACGTACCAACTCATCGCCACATGCGAGGATGCGAGCTGCCCGCGGCCGGATGAGCCATTGATCGAAGTTGCAGACGCCGGCCCGATGTACCTGGGCATCGACGTGGGTCGCAAGAAAGACCTCACGGTCGGATGGTTCCTGCAACGAACGGGCGACGTGCTGTGGACGCGGCGCATCATCGTGCTCAAGGGCATGCCCATCCCGCAGCAGGTTGCCATTCTCACGGCCGCAGCACGAGCCGCGAAAGTGCGGCGCACGTGCGTCGATGCAACCGGCCTGGGCATCGGTATTTCGGATGGCCTGAAGGCCACCCTTGGAAACTCCGCGGTCGAGGAAGTCGTGTTCACCGGGCCGGTCAAGGAAGCCCTGGCGATACCGGTTCGAACGCGATTCGAAGATCGCACGATCCGCGTTCCCGACGATGCCCAGATTCGCGAGGGGCTGCACAAGGTGCGCAAGACGGTGACGGCCGCGGGCAATGTGCGCTTCGAGGGCGAACGCGACGACGCCGGCCACGCGGACGAATTCTGGGGCCTGGCCCTGGCGATCGAAGCGGCGGGCGACGTCGGCGTTGGCGCCATCGACGTGATCGAGGTTGGGCCGCAACAGTTAAAGCCGGATCCCGTATGTGAAAAAATTTCGACCGGGGTCTACGGGCCGGGACAGGTGGCGTAACGAATATGGCCAACACAATCATCAAGCGGGCCTGGGACGGAATCACGCGGGCGGGGCGCGCGGTGGCGAGCTTCGTTACGCGCAGCGATTCCGGCCTGCAGCCGTTTGAAGAAATCTGGGCGGCAATCCGGCTGTCCAGCGCCGGCAGCGCCAATCCCTACGAAACCAACGTGTTCGTGCGCGCCGCCGTGAAGGCCCTGGCCGGATCGCTCGGCGGACTGCCCGTCCGGTTGTATGACGCCGGCGGCAATCAGATCGACGATCCCAATCACCCCTATCTGCAGCTTGTGGAAAAACCCAATGAGCAGCAGAGCGGGGACGAGCTGCTCATCGCGATGCTCACGCACTTCGCTCTCGATGGCATCGCGTACCTGCTCGAGCCAGGCTGGAAGCCGGGCATGTCCACGAGCCAGCGGCGCATCTATGTGGCCAGCCGTAGCGAGATCGAACCGGTACGCATCGGGCGCACGATCGTGGGTTACGACTACATGCCCTGGGACTCGGGAAGCCGCCAGCGCCTGGTGCTCTCGGAAGTGTTTGCGCTGCGCGACTACCACCCGCGCAAGCGCGACGACGGGCTGTCGGGCGTGAGCGTGTCCGAAGAGTCCATCGAAGCACTCAACCGCGGGGTGAAGCTCTTCAAGAATGCGATCAAGAACGGCGCCGAGGTGGGCGCCGTGTTCAGCACCGACGCGACGCTTACGGAAGAGCAGCGCGAGGAAGCCCAGCAGAATATCCGCAAGCGCTACACCGGTGAGCAGAACGCCGGCAACCCGGTGCTGCTATCGGGCGGAGTGAAGCTCGATCGCGGGGTCGGTGGCATGAAGGACATGCAGTGGCAGGAAGGCCTGCGCCTGATGGCCATGTACATCGCTACGGCTTTCGGCATGCCCCCGCTGTTCATGAACCTGATGGACCAGGCGCAATACAACAGCGCGCCCATCCAGCAGGCGACGTTCTGGACGATGACGGGTCTGCCGCTGAAGGGACGCATTCAAGGCATCGTCAATGCCATATTCCTGCGCGGCGATCGCGGCCGGCTGCAACTCCGCCTGGACACCGCCGACGTGCAGTGCCTGCGCGAGCAGGAAATCGCTACGGTCGTCAAGGCGTCTGAGCTGCTCGGCAAGGGCTTCTCCGGAAACGAGATCATCGAGACGTGGGGCTTCCCGCTACCCAAGCAGCCCTACCGTGAAGTGCCGATGATCCCGGTTGGGCAAATCCCCATGGACATCGCCGTCGCCGAAGCGCGGGCGCTGCTGGCCGTGGGCACGGCGCCCGAAGGTGAGCCGACACCGCCGGCCGCGAGCACGACGCCGCCGAAGACGCCCGTCACGCCCACGCCCGAAGAAAAGGCCCGCGCCATTGCAGATGAGATTCTTGGACTCGTGCGGATAACCGCCACGCAGAACGCGCTGCACCAGCGCTGGCTCGCCTCCTGGTCGCCGTTGACGCAGCGCGTGGCCACGCAGGTGGTGCGCCCGTTCCTGGAGCGTCAGGTCGGGGACATGCGCAACAAGCTTGCGGGCACGGTGCTGCCGTACATCCCCAGCCCGGCCACGCCAACGGAAAGCGGCAAAGACGACATCAACGATGCCATCGAACGCATCATCTTCGATCTGAAGGCCGGCGGCGTCGAAGACAACAGGATCATCGCGGTCATGCGGCCGGCGCTCAGCGACGGCGTGGATCTGGGCGGCAAGCAGATAGCGGACGAAATCGGCGGCGCGACGTTCACCATTCACGATCCGAAGACGGTCAAGGTCATCGAGCAACTGGCCACCAAGGTTGTGCGTATCAATGCCGACACACGCGACCAGGTGCGCAAGACGCTCACTGAGGGTATGCGCGCCGGTGAAACGCTGGCGGAGCTGGATGCGCGCCTCAACGCGCTGCTCGAAGAAACCTGGCAGTCGCGCGGATACGTCATCGCACAAACGGAGATTCATGAGGCGCTGTGCGCCGGCCGGCAACAGGGCATGGTGCAGGCGGGCATCGACGGTAAGCGCTGGTTGACCAGCGGCAAGGCCAGCGTGCGCGCCAGTCATCGGGAGTGCGAGCAGCGCAGCAAGGACGGCATCCCCATCGCGGAGAATTACCTCCTGCGGCGCAGTGACGGCAGCGGCTGGGAGGATGCACCTTATCCGGGCTACACCGATCTTTCCGCGGGCAACCGCATCAACTGCTCGTGCGTGAGCGTGCCCAAGGCACTGGCCGGCAAATCCGATCCCGCGGAGCGCTTGGGTATGTACACGTACGCGGACCTGGTGCGCGAGCGGCGGGACGCGGGGCAAGGGGGATTCGCACGATGAGTGACAGGCGCGAACGCAACATCTGGAACGTGCGCGAGTACGTGCCCACGGCAGCGCGGGAGTGGATCCCCGCGGACGAACTCGATACGCGCATTGCGCGCCTCTGCGTGCGCGAGGGCTCGATCGACAAGGACAAGCGCACGGTCACGGCCGTGATCACTGACCCGACCGTCGACACCTATGAGGAGTCGATCGCGGTGGGCGCGTTCGATGACAGCATCGCCGCGTTCATGCGCAACCCCGTGCTCCTGCCGGCACACCTGCGCCGCCTGGATAGTGGGTATCCCGCCCAGATCGGCAGCGTGCTGGAAGTGAAGCCGGTGGGCACGGCCCTGGTGGCCGTGGTGCGGTTCGCGGAAACGAACATGGCCGAAGAGTGGTGGAAGCTCTACCGCGGCGGAGACGGCCGGGCTTTCAGCGTGGGCTTCCGCGCCGACGAAGCCAAGACCGTCAACGGCATCTACACGTACACCAAGGCCACGCTGCGCGAGCTGTCCGCCTGCAGCGTGCCGGCCAACAGCAACTGCCTGGTGACGGACCATGTGGCCCTGAAGATGCAGCAGTGGTGCGCCGCGGAAACGGTCGTACGGCTGGCGCAGATGGAAGCGGCGGTTGCCAACCTCAAAGCACTGATGGGCCGAGAGAGCGAAGACGAATTAGCAGGGCAGCGCATCGCGGAGGCGTGCGCTGCCGTGAACAAGCTGCGCGCGGCGTGAGCGCGAGAACACGGAAGTTCCTTTGAAAAGGAGTCCAGGAATGGACCCAACACAGGGCATCGAGAAGCTCGCCGGCGCAGTGAAGGATCTGGCCGACGGGCAGGAGCGCTTGAAGAAAGCGCTCGACGACATCAAGGGGCGCGCGGACAACCCGCTGGAAATCCCCGCGCTCAAGACCAAGTGGGACGCGCTGGAGAAGGCGCTCAACGAGAACAAGGCCGACACCGGCGCGCGGCTGAAGGAAGTGACCGATGCGCTCGCCAAGTACGAGCGCCTGGTTGCCGCACAGGGCGAGGCCGGCGGCAGCGAGCTGGTCAAGTACGACCCCGGCTACCACGCGCAGGATCACAGCCGGGTGATGCCGAACCGCACGGCCGCTGCGGCATTCGGGCACTTCATGAGCGTGGTGGTCACCGGCAACGCCAAGAGCAAGCAGGCTCTGGAAAAGCACGGCCTGGAGGTGAAGCGCGTTGAGGATGTCGAACGCGCCGGCGCCGTTTCCAGCGACGAGCTGGGCGGCTACCTCTCCCCGCCGGAGTTCGGCGGCGTGATCACCGCGGCTATGAAGGCCTACGGCATTCTGCCGCAGTTCGCCGACCCGGTCCCGATGGGCAGCGACAAGACCACCTTCGCCAAGGACTCCAACGACATGGAAGTCGTGGCGGTAGAGGAAGGTGAGGAGCTGCCGGAGAAGGCCCTCAACTTCGAGCAACTCACGCTGGAGGCCAAGCTGTTCGGCGCGTACGGCGTGTGGAGCGTCAGCCTGGATGAGGACGCCGTGGTCAACTACGGCGAGCTGTGGGCCAACCGCATCGCGCGCGGCATGGCTCGCAAGGTCGACGACTGCGGCTTCCTGGGCGACGGCACCAAGCCCTTCAACAAGTTCGTGGGCCTGCTCAACCACGCCGACGTTACGGTCGTGACCATGCCCGCCGGCAAGACGGGCTTCGGCGACATTGCTTACAAGGACTTCATCAATCTGTTCGGCAGTGTCGCCGCCGAGGTGCGCCGCGAGGGTAACTGCCGCGTGCTGGTAAGCAGCGACCTGGAGTACATCCTCGCCGACGTGAAGGACGGCGTGGGCCGGCCGCTGTTCACCGAACCGACCAACGGCGCCGTGTCGCGCATCCTGGGCAAGGACGTGACGTACGCGGACATTCTGCCCGGCCTGGCGGATGAGGCGCCAGGAACCAAGTTCGGCATCTTCGGCGACCTGCGCCGGGCCATCAAGCTCGGCACGCGCAGCCGGCTGGTCATTGCGTACAGCCCGCACGCGCGCTTCCGCAATGCGCAGAACGCCATTCGGGCGCTGTCGCGCTGGGGCGTGAAGGTCGCCTGGCCGAACGCCGCGGCCATCATCAAGACTGCGGATGCGTAAGCGAACAGGCTGCAGACTTTAGGCTGCAGGCTTTAGGAAAAACAACGCCGGCCCCTGGCCGGACTTGATAAGGAAAAAGCCAATGTTCTTTCGCAACCCCAAAAACGCCGTGAAGGTGCTGCAGTATGTGGCCCCCGCCGCGGCCGGCGCCGGCACCGTCAACGGCGCCGCTGTTGACGCGACGGGTTATTCCGCGGTCCTCGCGGTGCTGCTGGTCGGCATCATCGGGGCGGACAGCACGCTGGCCGCGAAGCTGCAGGACGGCGACGACGTCGCCACGGCAGCCACCGATCGTGACGAGATGGCCGCGAAGACGCCGGCCCAGGCATCGGATACCCAGCAGAAGCTGGGGTTCAATGCGGCGCAGGGCGGCAAGCAGGTACGCGTGCAACTCACGCGTGCGGGCGGCAACAACACCACCGCGGGATGGGTCTTGCTGGGACTCAATCCGCAGGACGCACCGGTGGCGTAACGATTCGAAGGCATCACGACGGCCGTTCGAGCCAGCCTCGAACGGCCGTCGAATCCACGGATACGAGGAGCAACTCATGGCCAAAGATGGCAAGCAATATCAGGCTCGGCGAGCGCTGTTTATTCCTGGCGTGGGCCGCGTCGCGCGTGGCGACCAGGTCACGCTCAGCAACGAGCAGTACCGCGCCAACAAGAACAGCCTGGTCGAAGTCAAGGGCGGCAAGGCCGCCGATGAAGCGATCGTCGACCGCATGGATGACGGCGACACGGATGTGGTGAAGTAAGGCATAAACAACCTGCACTGCTGATGCAGCAGTGGCACACGATACGGAGATCAAGCGTGGTAAACCCAAACGAAGGAATTCCGATCACCGGGCACACCTGGGTGGAAGTCGAGACGGTGATCCCGGGCGTGCGCTGGCAAGGCACCGTGCACCCGGTCGGCGGGAAGATCGTGGCCCGGTGGTATGAAATGCAGCCGGCCATCGGCGCCAGCCAGGTGCGGTTGGTGCGCGTGCTGACCACGGCGCCGGACGATACGCCGGCCGTCGAGCTGGTGCCAGGGCCGGCGCCGGCGGAAGGCGCTTAAGTAGGCACGAAGCGACGAAGCCACGAAGGGCAGGACCCATGGCGCTGTGCACCACTGCAGACGTGAAGGCCATCATCGGGCGCGACGATGACGAGGACGATGTCATCATCGCCACGATGTGCACGCTCGCATCGAACTGGATTGCGGCCGATGCCGGGCGCTTCGATCACGCGGCCGGCCGGTCGCTCCTGGAGGCGTTCGCGAACCGCGTCGAATACCACGAGGGTGCGGCGCCGTTCGTGGACCTGGCCGGCTTCCCGATCGTGGGCGCCATCGAAGTGCGCAGCGCCCTGCAGCGCGATGAGGTGGACACCGCCGACGTGCTCACGGTCAACAGCGAGTACGCCGTCAAGCGGACGCGCGTGAGCCACCTCGAGTACGGGCGCGACTTGTTCACCGACTTCACGCTCGCCGGCGGCTGGGTGCGCGTGAAGTACAACGGCGGCTGGGTGCGCGCCGACATCCCGGACGAAGAAGCGCCGTTGCCGGGATATGCGGAAGTGCCGGCGGCACTGCGGCAGGCGGCGGCGTTTCTGGCCCATCACCTGTTCAAGAACAAGGAGAATTTCGGCGCGCGGAGTTTTAACGTCGGCACCGCGACCATCGAGCAGGTGGTGCGCGATCTCGACGTGGTCGGAGCGATCACCGCGGTGGTCAATCCGCTGAAGAGTGCAGCGCGATTGGGGATCGGGTGATGTCGATTCCGGTCATAGAAATCCAGACCAATGCCGCGAAGGCTATCGAGCTTGCGCGACACTTTGGACCGCGGCTGATGACCGCACTGCCCAAGGCGCTGGCCACTGGCATGGAGGAGCTGACAGGCGCTGTCATTGCCAGTGCATTTGTGGGTACGGGCGTTGATACGCTGGGTGTGCGCAGCGGAAAGTTGCGGGCGAGCACGGGATGGCGCCGCGTCGGCAACGACGGCTCGCTGGTGGCATCGATAGGAGTAGTTCAAGGCCCAGCAACAGCTTACGCCCGCATCCACGAGACGGGTGATCCGCCCATCCTGCCGGTGAAGGCCAAGGCATTGGCCATCCCGTTGAAGGACGCACTGACTCCGAGCGGCCGGCCCAAATTTCCGGGCGGTCCCCGCGAAGCAAAGAAGACGCACCCGGACATGTTCCTCATGAAGCGTCCGGGTAAGCCGCCAATGTTGGTGGCACGCATGAAGATCACTGGCGGGCGTCGCGGCCGCAACGGGCAAACAACGCCGCGCAAGGTCGAGCGCAAATTGTACTTCCTGTTCCTCCTGGTGGCGCGCACGAAGCTGCCTGCACGGCATTGGTTGTCCGCGGGCGTACGCAAAAACACGGGCGTCTTCCAGGTGGCATTCAATCGACGACTGGCGAGCGAACTGGGAATAGCATCGTAGATGGGTGACTTCAGCGACATCATGACGGCGTGGCTGGCGCAGCCGGAACTTACCGCTTACTTCACGTCCATCGAGCGCCGGCGCGTGGAGCCGATGCAGTGGAAGAAGCCTTTTCCCTTGCTGGCGGTTTGGGTCACCGACGATGAGGCTCCCGACGACGCGGGCGACAACCGCTTTAAGCAACTCGCGAATTACACGATCGTGGCTGCGGCACGCCTTGAAGCGGCGGGCTTTCAGGACAAGCTGCTGGCAGAGATGACCGCCCTGCTCCGCGCGGCGGCAAAAGACTTTATCTACAGCAACGTGGATGGCATCTCCGCGGATGCGACGCTGGGCTCATGGTTCAGCGAGGACAACACCGGCAGCGAACCGGCCAGCCTGGTCTGGCTCACGGCGCCGCTCAGGTTCAGTTACTCATAATTTCGAAAGGAGTCTGCGATGGCAGCAGTGCATATCACCAACACGACGAAGGCGACGCACGGATCGACGCCTACGCAGGTGGAAGGCCTGCTCGACGTGAGCGACGAATTTCAGTTCGTCGAGAAAGTATTCCGCGGGGACGGCGCTCCGGAGGAGTTCGACCAGGTGGATGGGTCGCTTTCGCTGTCGCTGAACTTCAATTCCATGGCGGCGGCGCACGCGTTCGCGGCAGGCGCGGAGAGCAACCTGGTGGTGCGCGAACGCAAGCAGGGCGGCAACCTGCGCGATGTCACGATCAAGAACGTGAAGGCCACGCGTGTGGGCCGGCGCGTTCCGGCTCTGCAGGACACCGCGACGGGCACGGTGGCAGTGAGCGCGCGGGCCAAGCTTGGAGCGAGCGACACGTACGCCACCATGGTGACGATGGCCGATGTGACGCCGTAACCGAGGCTACCGCACCTGACTTAGTGTTGGAAATACCCCATGGCGCAAATGACCGGCTACGACATCCTGATCAAGGTGCTCGGCAAGGAGGAAGCGGAGCGCGCGTGCAACTCAGTCGGGGTGAGCCTGGAGGATCTGGGGCGCAAAACCTCGCAGGCGGGCAGCGCGGCCAGCGAGTCGAAGTCAACGTTCGACCAACTCAAGGACGTGTTCAATACCGTCTCGCCCGGCGCGGGCAAGCTGCTTACAGCGATGGGGCTATTGGGCGCTGCGTTTACTGCGGTGAAAGCCATTGCCACCGAATACTGGCAGGAGCTACAGCGCGTGCAGGAGGCGCAAAACAAAGTGGCAGAGTCGGCGCGGGCTTTTGCGGAGAGCGCGGGGAAGCTCGCAGCGCAGACCGGGCAGACGACGGGCCAGGCGGGGATCGACCTGGCCGACCTGGCTGCGACGGGAGGGTTGAAAGAGGACCAGGCGACTGCGTTTGGACAGGCGTTCGATCGAGCGACGAAGGACCGCGGCGGCTTGTCACAGAACATCGGGACTGCCAAGGCGCTTGCTGGTGCGGTGGGTGCTTTCAATCTGGAGACGACTGATCAAAACGCTTTGCTCGATGTACTTGAAGCGTCGGGTTCGCTCGGCTCCGCTGAGGACGCCAAGGCCGCAACCGCGAAGATAGCTGCGGCTGCCGCCGCTGCCGGCACGACGGTCGGCGGATTCTCCACAATGGTGGCATCGAAAGGCGGGCGGGCACTCAAGAGCGGCGTAGCTCTTGATGACGTGCTGCAGGTTGCGGGTCAAGCGCGCAAGGCGGAAACCAGTGACGAGGCCGGCGGGCAGAACCTCGCCACATTCGAGACGCTGGCGTTCGATGAACAAAGCGGCCTGGCCAAAGACATTAAGACGCTGGCGCGGCAGCGGGGCCTGGATCCAGCAACGCTCACCAGTGCGCAGCGTTTTGCACTTACGCGCGAACTTTTGGGGCAAGAGAGGGACGCCGGACAAAGCAGCAAGTTCACTAAGAAACTGGGTGGCATTGGCGTGCGCGGGGAGCGCGCCGCTGACGCCTTTGGCCCGGGTGGCGTGGCGGCCGCTTCGGATGTCAGCGGAGCGATTGCAAATGCGTCGGCCGCGGATGTCGATCGCGCGCTGGCCGTTCGGCAGACCGACATTGCATTTCAACAGAATCGCGGGCAGGCCCAGGAACGCTTGCGCGAAGCTGTTACGGGCGAGGAACTCGCCCCGCTGGAGCAATCCCGCAACATCGGGAAACGGGAGTTTGAACGCAAGCTCGCGAGCGGAGAAATCTCCGCCTTCGAATCGGTGAAGAGGCTCGACGAGGTATTCATTGACGAGGAGACCGCCGCAGAGTTGGAGCGCCGTGCGAATGACCTGCGCAAGCGCGGAGGGAACACCAGCGAAGTCGATGAGGCTTTGAAAAAAGTGCGTGGCGGCGGGTTGCAGGTCGGCCTGTCTGATGACCGGTTGGCGGACGTCTCCAGAAAATTGAGTGCTGCGGAGCGCGACGTGCGCGTCACGAATTACAACGTCGGCACCATGTACCACAACGCCGGGCCTGAACCCGGCCTGCATGCGCCCGCGGACGAGGGCCTGGAGGCGGCGCGAGACTGATGGTCACTCCGACTTTCACGGGACTGGATGTCGGACTGCCCGGCGGCGCGCTTGCGACCGCGGGCACGGCCAATTCCGTTTGCGCGGTGGACACCGGCGACCTGGACGTGGCCAGCGTCGACTACAGCTTCGTCGGGTTCAGCGGGCTGTTCCGGCGCGTGCTGGGAGCACGCGGCCGCAACGTCGTGTGGCGGCTGGCGCTGCGCTGCAGCACGCTGGCCATCATGAATCAGATCATCGCGGATGCGGAAACCGCGAAGCGCAACGGCGACGCCGGCGAGCTGGTGACGAGCGACGACCGCACCTTCACCACCGCGATCGTCACGGGCGTGCAGCCGGCCGGCCGCGTGGACACGATCCGCGGCGGCGCCATGAACGGCTGGGTGCGGCGGGAAGTGAACATCACCTTCCTGGTGCTGAGTGGACAGGTTCCGATACCGGATTAGGAAAAACCCATGAAGAGCGAAGACTACAAAATGAAACGGTTGCTGCTGGGTGCCATGGTGCTGCTGCTCCTGGTACTCATCGGCTTCGCGGCATGGAGCGAGCGGAATACCGCGGTGGCCCAATCAACGGACAGCTGGAAGAGCTGGGCCGTGACGCCGGACAGTCCGGCGCGGAGTGCCGCGGCGATCACGCCGCACAACACCAACGAACTGGCCCGCGTGACGCGCGCGATCTATGTCGGCGGCGGCGGGAACCTGACGGTGTTCATGGTCGACGACGCGACCAGCACTGGATTCCCGGACGTTCCGCCGGGATCGATCCTGCCTTACCGCGTGCGCATCGTGAAGGCGACGGGCACGACCGCGACGGACATTGTGGGGCTTTATTAGGCTTGAGACTTGAGACTTGGGGCTGAAGGCAACCAATGCGGGAGCCTGAAGAGAAGGCTGATGCCTTCATCGATTTAGGAGGCGCAGGGATGCGCGTACGAACACTCGCAACTCGGATCGGATGGCTGCTCGCGGTGAGCTTGGCTCTGCCGGCGATCGCGACGCAATACTACGTCGACGGCTCGGACTGCGTCATTACCACCAACGGCTCGATCTCGGGAACGGCTCAGGCTGGCGGAGACTCCACGCACATCATCCTTGCCAGCGACGCCGCGACGTCGAACGGAGTGTATGAGAACTGCGGAATTCTCATCCTCAGCGGATCCCGCCGCGGGGAGTGTCGCAAGGCGACGGCCGGCTATGTGGGCTCGACCAAGAGACTCGAATTTGGCGCGGCGTTGTCGAGCGGAACGTACGACACTGTCACCTATCGGCTCGTTAAGGGAAGCAACAACAACACCGGGCTCGCCGCCACGGCGGGCGGGACGACCACGGGGCCATTCGGAACGATAAACAAGGCGGCCCAAACAGCCATCGGCGGAACGCACACGGTATCCGTCGCCTTTGCCACCTATGAGGGCATGGACCCCAACTACCTGAAGCTCGTCGTATTCGATGACGCGAACGCCAACGTCACGTTCACCGGCGTGGCTTCGGGCGGGCTTTACCCCCTTCTGAGCGATTCGGTCAGCGGCAACGCCGCGATAAGCATCGAGGGAAGTTCCACCGGAACTATCACGCTGAACGGGTTCCGAATTAACAGCAACAACCCCACCAGCACGATAATCAACACGGTGGCAACCGACCTTCGGCTTATCAATTGCGACATCCGCAACGATGCGAGTGGAGGCTTCGGCCTCGTCATTCAAGGTTCAAGCTCATCGTCGACCGACCTGTACATGGAGGGCGGCAGTCTGACGAGCAAAGCCTACCTATCGCGCATTGCGAGCGACGTCGGCTCTGTTGGATTTCTCGGCGTGACGACGCGCCCAATGCTGCAGACCACAATCGGGATGTCGATCCCGCTTTCTGGCAACGTTCGCGCCGTCGACATTGCTACCCTCGACTTTGATTACATCGATTTCGATGAGTCCATCGCCGCCAGCACGACGGGCTTTCTGCAGGACGGAACCGCTGTAGGCGGCACGGCCCTGAACGGCTACGGCACGCGCCTGCGGTTTTCGCATTGCACCGGCTCGGTGGGCAAGCTGCTGACTTCGCCCGGAAACTGGCGAAGCGTGCAGGTGCGCGATAACGATTTGGAGTTCACCTACCACCACGCCATTCTTCTCGGGAAGGAAACCGATGGCGGGGATGCCACGGTAAACACGAGCGCGTTTGAAAGCATCGTCGTGGCGCGCAACACCTTTCGGTGGACCCACGCGTCCGCGAATCACAACTTCTTTGCAGGCGTGGGTGCCAGCCACGTGCGGATGTACGACAACACGTTCATCACGCCGAGCAGTTCGAGCGCGGGGAATCTCGTCTTCAAGTCCGACGACAACGTCATTGCCCGCAACACCATCTACTGCAACATGGCGACGGATGCGGCTCTCTACATTCCCGGCGGGAAAAACAACGACGTCATCGGCAACACCATCGTTGCGGAAGACACATCAGCGCTGACCATCGACACGAATCAGGACGGCACGAATGCGACCGACAATTGCATCGCCGGGAACATCCTCAAGGGGAGTACGGCGTACCTGATTGACCCCGGCGCAGACGATGCCGATGCCAACACGTGGAACAACTTCTTCGAGGGCAATGTTTTGTGGGCGTCGGGCACTAATGTGATTGGCCTGGGCGGGGCCAACGTGACGCTGGCGTCGGGAATCTCCGGAGTGCAAACGGCGTGGGCGACTTACGTTTCCACCGCGGCCGACAAATTGAGCGACGCGGCCAGCGTCGTCGCGGACCCGCGCTTCGTGAACCCCGCAGCGTACGACTTCCGCGTGCGGGGGAGTTCGCCCGCCAATGCACTGGGCGCGGGCGCAAATAGCGGCAGCGGGACGAGCGCGCCGCAACGGATGGGGATGGGACTGTAGCGTAGACGCACTGCTCGCAGAGCAGTGGCACACGACCTGGAGCCTGCAGCCTAAAGCCTGCAGCCTGATCATATGCCCCGACCGACGACAGCCTGCGAACGCGCCACACGCCTGGGATTCTTCCGGCAGCCGGAGGATCCCGAGGCCGGGCTCGTGTTCGATGAACGCGTGGCAGTGCGGCGCGTCATCTGCGGCGTGTTCGGCCACGGCAGCGCGGAACTGGACGTGAACTTCCACGGGTTGATGCGCCGCGACGAGACCGTCATCCAGGAAGAGATCAGCGATGCCGACTTCAACACCATGTACGGGCCGCGCGTGGAATGCGCGATCGGCATCCTGCCTGATGAACCGGATGACCTGGCGGGCATCACGTTCGTGGCCCGCGGGTTCCTCGACGCACGCATGCTGCAGCTGGGCAGCGCCGGCAACCAGGTGACCTACAACCGTTCGCTGCGCCTGCGTGACTGCCTGCACCGCGCTGCCGGCATGCGCAGCGCCCAGATCCAGGGGCGCTACATGCTGAGCCAGGCGGCGTGGGACACGCTCGCCGCGGAGGACCCGCCATCCGAGGATCCTGTCGACATGGCCTGGGAGGACCTGGCCAAGTACGTGCGGGCACTGCCCTGCATCTTCAATGCTGGTGGCAAACCCAATCGGATGAAACGCCCGGTGCTGTTCAAGCCCACGGACCAGCTCGTGCATGAAGGCCCGATCCACCTGTTCACCTATGAGGGCGATCCGCAAGCGGAGTACTGGACGCTCCTGCAGGCGCTGCGCTACCTGGTGCGCGTGCACCTGCCTTTCGACCCGGAGAATTCCCCGCCGATCGTGGGTCCAGGCAATTTGTTCACCGCGGAAGACCGCACCGGTCCGGAAGACGAGTGGTGGTATGACCTGGCGGAGGGCGACGTGCCCGAAGATGAGGACCGCCCGGTGGACTCCTGGCTCGATCTTACCGTACGCCGCGCCGACAACCTGACAGTTGAAGGACTGTCGATCGAGGAGGCCTTGAAGCGCCTGGCCAAGGCGGCGGGTATCTACTGGTCCGTCGTGCACCTCAACGACAGCGAAGAGGACGAAGTGTTCCTGCTGAGCGAGTTGAACTTCTGGGCGCCGGCAGATGGCGCCGTGGTCGAGCTCGGCCTGGAGCGCGACGGCGGTTACCTGGATGGCGACGGGGAGCCGCGCGCAGTGACGGACATTCTCGCCGCCAACAACGTGGTCAACGCCAACCTGCAGGTGGACTACGGCAACACCCTGCGGCGCGTCGTCGTCATCGGCGACAAGAAATGGCGCGTGGTACGCGCGGCACTGGTGCCCTTGTGGAAGCCGGACGAACGCTGGGATGACGTGGATGAAGGCGACAAGACCACCTTCCGCGACCAGGCGTACAGCAGCAGCCCATTCGCAACCGACACGGGAAGCGAATTTTTCAACCGGTTTCAGCCCGATGGCCCGAACCATGGCGACGGGCAGAATCGCCTGGTCGGGCGTCTGTGGGGCATCGACGCATCTGGTGAGATCGCCGCGGTGCATGCCGAATACGACCGCGAGACCGGCGCGTTCACCGATTACTCCACGCCTTGGGATTTCGAGCATGAGGCCGACCAGGTGCGCCGGCGCCGCAAGGTTGGACCGGTGCCGACCGCGGACGGCAAGGCCATCGGCGTGCTGCTGGAGGTGAGCCTCGACGCGGGCTCGAGCTGGCACCGCGTGGCCGACCGGCTGCAGGTGATTGCCGAGCAGTCCGCGTTCTACATTGCCGCCCGCGACCTGCTGTCCTTCGGCAAGGAACTTTTTGAGAGCCTCGATCCGGCGTCCGAGTACGACAACTATTACCACGCCTTCATGGAGCAGGCGTTCCTGCTGCGCGCATACTTCGCGATCGAGACCGACGAGGTGTGCACCGGCGAGGGGGATGCGCTCTTCACGTCTCCGGTCGCGGAGCACGACAGTACGGCGCTGGTGCTGCGCAACACCACGTTCAAAGAGCTGGCCACGGATGTGGAGGCGACTACGGCGCCGGAGGTGGACGCCCTCGGGACGGCGCGGGATGACACGGCCGCCGCGAACAAGCTTGCGGCGTCGCTGCTGGCCACGCGGGTGCGCGGCAAGTGGGCCGGCGAGGCGAGCATTCCCTGGATCGAAGAGGAGGAATTTCCCTTGGGGGCGCGCGTGTCGGGGATCCGGCGGGGCCCCACGGAGGTGATTGCGTTCAACACGATCGTCGACGACCCCGAAGCGCCCATCTATGGGGCGCTGCCGATCATCACGCAAAAGGTCTACCAGGTCGATGCGCAAACCACGATGCTGACCCTGGATGATGCGCCGCTGCTGCGCGGCATGGAGAGTGCGTGATGGCGCGCAGCAGATCGGAATCCGCGGCAATTGTTCGCAGGCAGCAGGAGCTGTTCGAGTTGGGGCAGCTGCAGTCTGGTTCGGACGAGCATGGATATCATCCGCGTGGCGCGGGAGGTACGCCGCGCGCCACCGAAGTGCTGGTGCGCGTGACGGGCGCGACATCGCAGACCGGCGGCGTCTGGTGGTACGACTGGGAAGAGATCGAGCTGCTTTGCACCGGGCGGGTGCAGGTCAAGGATGGCGGCCGCACGAGCGCAGACCCGATCGGAGCCGCGTACACCGTCGATGAGACCTACGCCGCGATCGCGACGCCGGCGTCGCCCGCGGTGCTGACCAACACCACCATCACGTTCACGTGGAACGAACCGGTGGGCGCCGACGAATACAAGCTGCAGGTGGGGAGCACCCGCGGCGGCCACGAGTACTACGACGGTGCATTCGGTGCGGCGGCGTCGCAGGAAGTGACCGGGCTGCCGGACGATGGGACGCCCGTTTATGTGCGCCTGACTACGAAGATGGAGGACACGACTGAAGGCGTGAACGAAGCGTGGTACTGGGCCAAGGGTTCGCCGGGCATGAAGTTCATCAGCCTGGAGGAGCAAGGCAACGGCGACGGCTACGCGTTCAACTGCGGGATCAATCCCGCGGCGACCAACAACGACGGCGTGGGCATGACGCTGCAGCCGATCGGCGGAACAGATGGCGGAGCGCGCGACGCCAACAAGGTGCCGGTGATGATCCGGCGGATGTTGACCGAGAAGGGCACGCAGTTGTGGGTCTTGCTGGGTCATCAAAACGGTGTGGAGGTGACCTGCTGA